CCCCTATCTCAGATACATTATCGACTAAAATGTACATAACGCTATAGATTTTGGCTTGCGTAGAGTTATAACGCATAAATTCTTGAAGTGTAGTTCCTAATCTATCTACATCATTAAGGAACGTTTCAAATAATTCGCTTTCATTATAATTACGTGAAATAGTATCTTTGAATATTGGATCTACACACGCATTAATGATAGGTGCAGTATGGTTTAGGTAATAAGATAATTGTTGTCTAAAAGTATAATTTGCAGCACTTTCCCTAGGGTGTTTTTGTAATGCACCACCAGCTGCAAACATACCTGTGCCGTAATAAGCGTCATGCAGTAACTCGTATTCGCTATTACGCATATTGGTTAATGTAGCCATGTAATAAGCCTCCTAATAAATGTTAGTCCTTGCTGCCTTATAATCTGGTGCCGTTAATTTCTCAGCAACGCCAGTTAATGCATCCGGAGCATCGTCATGTTCGTTCTTGCCCTCACGTTGATAACGTGTAATGGCTTTATAAAATTCAGGCCATCTGTCAGCCCAATTTATAGGAAAGTAAATATGCTCCATAACCCATGTCGCATTGGATAATATGCGAGCCTCCTTATTCTTAGATTGGTGGAACGATACAACCTTTGTATAATTGCTGTTGTATTTTTCCTTTAATATTCTTGTAACCTGTCGAGCAAAGCCACGACCACCATTATTGCTTTCAAAATCTGCAATGTTAACACGGTTACGGTGCAGCATTTCAGCTACGGCAGGTTCAGTATATTCCATACTAGCTTTGGAATATACTACATCAAGTATGTAAGCCTCTTTGTTATATATTCCGTAAGTGATACTTGCTAACCAGTCTTCGCCAGTATCAGCAGTATCGGTGTAGTTTTTAATTTGAGTAAATAGCGGAGTGCCATCCGCACCAGTAGGAACATGCTCATAAGTTTTAATATTTGAGTACAAACACCCTTTTAAGTCAATAGGTATTTGCTGATAGTTGGCACTGGCTATGTCCTCACCCATAGCCCTGCACTTTTCTTTGTAGCTTTCATAGGACAACACATCGTCGCACAACATAGTGCCATCGTCCTGTAAGGCTTTCATAGTAATAACCTTGGCTTTATCTCCAAAGTGTTCTATTGCCCTACCGGCTAGATCATCACTTGCCCAACGAGTCATGATGATAATTATCTTTCCGCCTTCCTCTAAACGAGAAAGCATCGTGTTAGTGAACCAGTCCCAGTGCTTGGCCTTAGTATTTTCGTTGTAAGCCTCTTCTGCGTTCTTGATAATATCATCAATGATAAGAATAGACGCACCAAAACCTGTAGCAGTACCGCTTGGAGATGTAGCTAGGTAAGAATTATAACCGCCCTCTAACGACCACATATCCATAGAGGCATCGCCACGCTTAATACGTACGTTAGGGAATATGTCCGTATATACAACTCTATTTGCGTCCGCCTTTACTTCTTGAATATCATTACGGACATTCTTTGCAAAGGTAGTGGATAAAGTCGTATTGTACGAACCAGTCATAATTTTTTCTACAGGGTTTTTGCCTAATATCCATTTGACTGCCATCTGAGCTGTACGGCTTTTACCATGTCGAGGTGGCATGTTCATGATTAGGACTTTTGCGTCTGGATCTTCGTAGAACTCTTGCAACGTATTGCACAATTCGACTAGGTAGTCTCTGTCTTTCCTATAAAAGTCTGGTGCTTGCAAATGGCAATAATAAAAAAACTCACGCCTTGCCAATTCAAATTTGAATTGCTGCATGAGTTCCGGTGTGAGTTTCATAGCCTCACCCCTCTTTATCTATTAACTTTTTGAGTTCCTCAGTTGTAACACCGTCAAGTGGGTTGCTTTGGACAGTTGTATTGACTTCCATTTCTGACTTATCCGTCTGTCCGAGGAATTGTTTGCCTAAAAAGATTGCCATGGCTGCAGATCTATCCGCCAACTTCCACTGCTTACGTCTGAGGCTAATCTTGCCTGCACTACGCTTTTCACGAAAAACATCGGAGAAAGTCTTTCCATACGTTCTTTTGCACCACGCATTTAATGTCTTATCGCTAACCCCTAGAACGAGGGTTATTTCTTCTTGCGTAGCTTGAATTTGACACATAGCCTCGAATTGTTCTTGCTTGATATTCTTTTTAGGTCGCCCCATTTTAGCCATATGCTAACCCTCCTTTCTTATACTTCTGAGATAATATCTTCGGTGTGCAGCACTCCCATTTTACTTGATGATGCATACGCATATGTTTATCACCCATCGCAGCAACTTTTACACATGATGGGGAATACATAACAGAATAAAATGACTTAACAAACGTACCACTATCTAGGTACATTTCTGTTAAGCCTCCCTTGTTTTTCTGTGTCTGCCCTTGATTTAACATAAACAACATAGTTGTAAATATCAAATGTCCAGTTTCGCCATATCGCACATACATGGTTGTATCTTCGTTGATACGCCCATAGAATTGATAAGGCTTATCCGTTCTACAGAAAAAGCTGTTCATTGCTTTCCGTAGTAATTTCTTTTTGAAGTTCCCATTGTCTACACCACCAATAAAGTCGCCACCTTGTGCCAGTGCTACCGTTAATGCCCCTGTATCATCAAGAAATCTATTCATGCATTCGAACACATCATCAAGACGTTTTGTTTTGCAAGACAATAATTTTCCGTCTTTTTCAAATCTATGTGCGAATAGGTTGTAATCATCATCTAAAACCAAAAAGTGTGTAAGACCTAACTCTGTAGCTATTGTATGACAGTAGTTTCTGGCATATATAACGCCCTTTAATTTAGGTTCTAAGTCCGCTGGATCAACAAACGCAGATGCAGCTTGCTTGCTAAAAATTTTAACTACATCATCGCCATACTTATCGACATAAGATTGTTGCATATCATCTTCATCGTCGATGATAATGTAAATTTTGCCTGTATATCCTTGATTAATCAAAGTCTGATACGTCTTAACATTTCCGGCTCGTCCATGACTTAAAATAAAAACCGCAAAATTTCTCATTTTTTCCACCTATCCGACAAAATCATTGGATAATAATTGTTTTTGTTATTTTTCACTAATTCGCCTGATTTTGACATAATACAGATACTGGCCGGTGCATATATTAATGTTCCGAAATATCGATAATATGTATTTTCTTCTGCATAATGCCCCTCATTGCCGCCTTTATTTCTACCCTTAACAATAGCATCGACCATAATAAATGGAATACTAACCACCAAATTGCCTATGCTGTTATTCAGTATAGATGCTATCAAATCTTCTTGGCACTCACTAGCGTATTGAATAGCTTTTTCTGTGCGGTATAAAGCAATATTGACTGCCATATAATCAAAGCCACGTTTATATATAACTGCATTTACTCCGCCTATAAAAGTGTTATTAGTACCAAAACCAATGCAAGATAAATGAGTGTTTGTGTTCATAAAATCGATGCAACTTAAAATGCAATCATTTATATTTTTAACTGGATACGCTTTTAGTTTCTCATCTTCAATCACACGATGATGTAGTGATTTTATATCATCATCTGCAACAATAAAATATTGATAACCTTTCGCCTTTGCAAAATCAATTGCTGCATTTCTAGCATATACTGCATGTATTCCAGTAGGCTTTTGAACACCACTATCGCAAAGATCCATATATACCTGTTTATCGAATATAAGGACATTGTTTTTGTAATTAGCAATATATTCTTGTAATGTTTCATCGAGATTATCACAAACTATAAAAATATCTTCACGAGGAATACCATTAGATATAAGCAAGTCGAATGTTAGCTGCTCATTAGGTCTGCCATGAGAAATAATAAAATAACCTATTTTATTCGTTTTCCTCATTCAAAATTGCCTCCAAGCTACTCGATAATTGCACATATCCATTTTTAATTGCATCGTCATAGTCAATAATAACTAATGCAGAACGTTCCATGAGTTCTTGCATTTCTTCGCTAGCATTAGCATAATACTCTGCAATTCGCTTATAGTTAAATTGGTTATGACGTTGTGCAGCCTTACGCAAGAAATCTTTTTCTTTCTCCGTTACGTTACTGTCCTCAATTTCCATTAATAGAGATTGTGTTTTATCATCATCTAGGCAATTTTCTAGTGATACAACCTCGCCTGTAGGTTCATACTGTGGAATATTAATGTCAGCTGTATATGTATCGTCAGGCTCGTTTAAATCTTCGTCCTCGTCAAGAAAGCCGAACTCTGACATATCAACTGCTAAAATTCCTTGCAATTCTTCAAGTAATGCGTCTTGGTCCCATTCAGCGAATTCACTTACTTTATTATCGGCCAATCTAAAAGCCTTTACTTGTTGGTCGCTTAGATCATCGGCAACAATGCAAGGTACTTTTGTTAGTTTTAATTCTTTTGCAGCACGATAACGAGTATGCCCTGCAATAATAACGCCGTCCTTATCAATTACTATAGGTACTTTAAAGCCGAACTCACGAATAGAATTCGCAACAGGTTTTACGGCCACATCATTTTTACGTGGGTTATTCTCATACGGTTTAATATCGTTTATATTCTTCTCGACAATATTCATTTTAGTACGCTCCTTTTGCTACTCTTATAACGATTATGTTCCTTTTTCATTACGCAACCCTCATAACGACTTGCACTACTGGACGTAAAAAAAGCACGACAATATTTATCTATGACGATAAAGTTTGCCATGCATTTGCCTTTTCTATTATTAAGGCACTGTAATGCCTTACATTTTATTGTTGTCATTTTGTGCCCTCATAACATAACAAAAAAAGCTCAGACATACAGGGAGAGAAATCTGTAGTCTGAGCCTTTTTCGTAGGTAGTTAAATGTTCAGTATATACGTCGTCGAAAAGAGTGATTTTGAAATGCCTAGGAGAATGAACATTTTTCGACACTAATAGTTTACTATATGTAAACTGAAATGTAAATGAAATGTTTTTGCAAACCTATGTCAAGCTGCTTGAACTCCCCAAAGTAGTATGCTTATGTCCTTTTCAGCCCTTTCAAGATAGTTGTAAACAGTTCTTTCTGAAATGCTTTTTGCAATAGCTATATCTTCAACAGGAACAGAATTGACATAAAAATCGATTAAAATCTCAAAATATGGCACCTCCCTATGCTCACATTGAGTTTTGTACACTGCTAACATAGCATCGATATGTTCTATAATCAATTCCGTTCGCCTTTTACTAGCTGCAATCGCCTCAACCTTTAACAGTCCTCGACGATTGAATACTTCATTAAGTACTATTTGTAGATCACTAGGAACACTGTTTTCAACACTAGCGACTGCATGTTCACAATGTTCTTTGAGTTCCTTATAACCTTTCAGAAGTCTTTTAGTGTTCTTTCTAGCTTTTTCTCGCTCCTGTTCGCACTTATCAGCCTCCATTTGTTTATATTTTTCAACGGCTGCCTCACTAGCGATTTTGATTATCTCTTCGATAGTTATATTATTTTTATTTTCCACGTTTCACCTCTCGAATAGAAAAATCAATGGTATGTTTATCTGTTTTCATTTTGTAAGTGTACATACAACCTAAAATACTATATTCTTTGCCAGTATCTTTGTCGAAGAAACGCACTGTATCTCGTTCCCTCATATTCATTAATATTTCGCCTAACGACTTTTTATCCATGTTAGTATTCCTTTATTTGTCAGTACTACCAAAACCACCTGTGCGTTTCGTTGTAACATTATCACGGCTCATTATACGATAAGGCATAAACACAAGTTGAGCCAAGTTATCGCCTGCCTTATATTCAAAAGGTGTAGTGCCAATATTTCGAATAGGTATCATAATATGGCCCTCGTTAGTTTCATTGTTGTAGTAATCAGCATCGATAATACCAGTTCCGTTGGCTAGCATTACACTATTTTTAATACCTACACTAGAACGCAAGTGCAGTTGGATATATTCATCTGGGTTCACTTTACATTTGACCCCAGTTTCTAGGAGTTTCACTTCCCCTGGTTTCACACTACCTGAATGATAGCATGCTAGATCATAGCCGGCAGAAAATTCTGTCTTACGTGTTGGCATAATTGCGTCATGATAACCTGTTACTTGTTCAAATTCATTTTCGTTCTTATTCATGTTTAAAGTCCTTTCATAATATGATCGCCTATAGCTTGTACAACATTAACTGTTACTGCATTCCCTGCCTGTTTATACAATCTACTTTTGCTGTTTATAGCAGCAGCCTTGTTATATTGTTCGTCTGTAAAACCTTGCAGACGCCAACATTCTTTTGGTGTTAACTTTCTAATTTGTATAGGGAGTTTGTTTACCAAAACCCCTAATGTATCACTTGTCATGAGGGTGTTTGTACTTTGTGGTTGCACACGACCTCTACGCAGCTTGCTTTCAGGATAAGCTAGATCTATGCCATCACCAACTTCTGCCAGTAAATACCCTTGCTTTGTAGCATTTTTTATAGCAACTCTTGGAACATGTTTATAGTCAGTAGCTGTTAAGGTCCTCATGTTACCAGTTTCGTCAAACACTCGATTATTATAATGAACCCTACTTTCTAATATTTTAGGTTCTAAATTGCCACCGCTACATGTAACCAAAGTAGGACTAACACCATTTGTGCTGTATACTCGTCCTCTTTGAGGGTTATCCTTGAACACATTGCTTTTGTTTAAATTCCCAATTTGACTAATAGTGGAGCTATTTTTTCTTGCGACAGGTAATAACTTTCGTCCACCTGTGTCTCCAAGATATCCGACAATATACACTCGTTCTCTGTTTTGTGGTACGCCATAATCTTTGGAGTTATAAACACACCATTCGACAGTGTACCCCCTTTTGGCCATTTCACTGATAACTGTAAGGAATCCTCTTCCGCCATCGATTGAAAGTAGGTTTTTAACGTTTTCAGCGATAAGCCATCTGGGTTTATTGTTTTCTTTTTCATCGATCAACCTCATAATTTCAAAAAACAGACCACTACGAGTGCCTTTTTTAATTCCTTGTTGTTTCCCTGCGATACTAACATCTTGACAAGGAAAACCGAACGTCCATAAATCAGCATTTGGCAATTCACAGCCTTTAACCTTTGTTACATCATCACCAAACCATAAATTCGATGTGTCATACATTGCCCTGTATGATGCTTGCGCGAATTTATCGAATTCACACCAACCGACACATTTCATGCCAGCTCGTTCCAAGCCACTATGAAAACCTCCAATGCCTGAAAAGAAATCTATAAATGTATTGGGCTTTATGATCTCATCAAATAACATCATTCAATACCTTTTAATTTTAATTGTTTCCATACAGTACTTGTTGAGCGATTAACTCTTAATGCAATATCAGATAAAATCATGCCATCTTGTCGCATTTTAATAGCGTCCTCTACCCAGTCGGTAGGCTTTAACGTTCTATTACGTAGTTTTTGACTACACGACGGACTACATGTCTTTTTGACATTTCTTAACCGGTAAGATACACGATATTTAATGCCACATATAGGACATTTTTTTACAACAATATCATTCGTCTTTTTATCAACAGTATCAAACTGGTGTTCCCTAACACGTTTTGTTACCTTAACTTTGTCTTTATGGCTAGCTTTCCAAATAGGCAAATGAGCCAAAAAGTAAGGAATATTATTCATTTTTCACCCTCCTTTTTTGACAATTCACTGGACCAAATACATATGCACATCATAGATACACCAACTGCACAACCTAACAATGCACCGGCTATAAATATAATCAGTTCCATTATGTCCCCTTACGTTTTAAATCATGTAACGGAGTTCCCTCAGTTATCGGAATTATGTCTATTTCAACCCTCGGCGAACTCTTATCAACTCCGGCAATACACGAGCCATCGTAATGTACTATCCATTTATCATCGTCAATAAGTTTCGCATAGGTTAGTATGTCTGACGTAGCTTGTAATAGGCCGACCAAGTCTGGCCAAGATCTTTTATCCGGCATGTAATAGCGGCACCGGACATGGACTGGACCTGCAACATAGAAACGTTTTCGGTAAAATTGCAACTGTTGTAACGCTAATTTTTGATATTCTACATATGCTTTTGATGGTAAGACACGAGGATAACGACCAGCCATTACAACCCTCGAACTATTTTTCTTTGTCGTTGGTCGGCCATATATTACAAGGCTATTCATTGCAGCACTTGCACCCCCTTTCTTTATCTTTGTTAGTTTCTAACATTTCGCCAATAGCCTTTAATGCCATAATTCTTGCAACACCTTTTTCGGTGTCGCTATCTAAATCATGATATAGAGATAAAGCTGTACCCCATAACGCTACGCAGGCATCTAATTCCGGAGTGTTACAAAACGGCTCACCCTCGATTTTTAATTTCACATTTTTAGGATCATTTATCGTAATTTCAATTTTCATGTTTTTGTCTCCATATATTCGAACATTATTTTCTAATTTAAGATATGAATTCGGAGCAATACGGCACTTCTAATATTCGCAATGAGTATTCTATAGTTAGGAATTAAAAGTAGCCGTATAGCTCAAAATTTTAAATTTCGCTAATTTCTAATGGGTCTCGTTTTGACTTCCCCTTAAATTGCAGCAGAAACGATGTAGACTTCAAACGGTCATATATACGGCTGTCATATCCGTCTTTTATTTGCTTTACGTTTAAGTTTGTAGTGATTATAGTGGCCCTGCCACGTTCTACCCTGTCAGATATAATGGCGTCGACTTTATTGCCAACCCATTTATTGTCGTATTCCGCCCCAAAATCATCGAGCACCAACAATGGACAATTGCGAATTTGGTTTTCAAATTTCAAGTAGTGTTCGGCTGGTCCTTTACTCAAAACAAGCAAGGTGTCGAGCAGGCTTATCATTGAGATTAGGTAACCGTTATACCCTTGATTGATTGCAGTTCGTAAGATACTTATTGCAAGGCTAGTTTTACCGGTTCCAACTGGCCCCATAAGTATGAGCCCCTTACCATTTCGAATATGTTCACTCAAGTGTAGGGAATATTTAAAGGCATTGTTATACGCCTCTTTATCCTCAGGAGGTGCCCCCAGTTCTTTGAGTTTGTCGAAGTTCATGTCCTTATATCGGCCTTTAATTCCGTATCGGCTTAGATCTTTTTGACGTTCAACAACAATGGGCGGTGCATAAGTCGGTGTATAAAACTCATAACCATTCGCCTGTTTCGTTTTTCCAGTCGACGTCCGAGCCATCTGATTTTGCCTTAGCCGTTCTATTTCCTTTGCCACGTCTATTGGTTCCACTTTCTTTTGCAGCCTCCTCCCTTATCTTGTTATTTAGTATGGCAGTGATATATGCAATACTAGCTTTGCCAACCTCAACTGATTTTGATATAGCTGTTATGACTTCATTTTCTCCAAAGTCATTGACAAGGTATTCTAATTTCTCTTTCGTCATTGGAGAAATTTCTCCAACATCATTCATGTAAATTTTGAATACGTTTTTATATGGATCAGTTTTTGGTGGTTCCTCATCATCAAACATATTTAATAGTTCATTAGAATTTTGATTTTCGCCGTCCCTATAATATGAATATGAATATATATTTTCTTTTCTTTTCTTTTCTTTTATTAGTTCATTTTGTTCAACACGTGTTAAATTTTGTTCAACATGTGTTCGATTTTGTTCATTTTTACGTCTCGCCTCGGCACTTTTAAGACCTGCCAACCTACGTTTTTGGCTTATTTCTTCATTTTTAGTTTTACGCAATTCAAATCGGCGTGTTAAACTCGGCGACCAGAAAAATTCGTCATCACAAGCCAATAATTCGAAGTCATTTATAAGAGCAGAAATGAACAAAAATGAACAAAATGAACAAAAGGTGTTTTGTTCTAACACGTGTTCGTTTTTGTTGAACACGTGTTCAACAAATGTTAAATTTTGTTCATTTTTCATTCCTAATTCGTTATCAAGGGCGACGAACGTATACTTTTTAAGTGGTAGTTTGTAATCTTCATATGACGCCAGTTTCTCGATGATTATCCACCACCAAGCATAGGCAATTACGCCGTACTCAGAAATCATGGCGACAATCTTAGGATCATTGAAAGCGTCCACGTCATGACTGAAATAATAAGATTGATCTTTCGCCATCGCTTACCCCTTAATAAAATAAATCATCGTGCTTAACACCTAACACATCGGCCCACATAAAACGCTTTTTATCAAACGTAATAGGCTTGCCACTTAGATATAACACCAACGCACGTGGAATAGTTTGTGCTTTATTGCTAAATTCCATAAGGGTTAGCCCCTGTTTTTCTAACGCACTAATAAATACATCAAACTTTACTCGCATAATTAGCACCCCTTTTCTTGATGTACGATAACCAATTTCCCTGTTGCAGCCTGCACGGCTTTCTTAAATTCGACCTCATTCGAATTCTCATTAGATAAATGAATGAGGTGAATAGCCTTACATTGTGAAAGATCCATAGACCGCAAAAACTTTATGACATTTTCAAGTGCAAAATGTGATTGAATAAGTCGCTCTATACGTTGCTTGCTCAATTCATCTTGCTCGACTTTTTTATTTAACAGTTCGTAAGAGTGATTGCACTCAACTAATATGTGATGCACACCTTTAAAAGTGTATTTACAATAATATGTATCGGTAATGTAGAGGAGTTTCTCCTCACCATCGGTGATAAGATAGCCCACATTAGGCACATCGTGTTGCAGTTCAAAAGGCAATATAGTAAACACGCCACGTTTGAAAGACTTCCTAGGAGTTATCTCAACCCATGAATGTTCGTCCACTACATGCAGTGCATCGGCAGTTTCTCGTAACATATATATTTTGTGGCCTAGTTTTAACATATCAGCCACGGCCCTTGAATGGTCGCCATGTTGGTGAGTAACGACTGCCCCCAATAGGTGGAGAAAATTATATCTGCATGCCCTTTGAATGGTTTTGAAAGGTAAACCTACGTCAAGCAACAACTCATCGCCATTTACGCTTGATTTAATACGGTAGCAGTTGCCAGCGGAACTGCTACCAAAACATTCGACACTAATCATTTGAACATTGCATCGGCGTTCAATACTTCGCCAGTCTCAGCATCGACAAAAGTTGGTTCATTAGGTTCAATGTCAATCACTTCGCTATTGGCATTATGTTCAATAGTAGTTGTAACGTCGTCCATTACATCACTAACTTTACCCTCAACGTCGATAATTTCATCAGTAGTTTGTAGCCCCATACTAATTTCCGGAGCAGTTGTGCGGATCAACCATGCTGCAGCCCTATAACGTAGCATTTGGTCTGGCATTGTTTTCCATTTACTACCTTTTTTGTCGTACCACCCCTCTTGCTTGGCAATGGATATAGTAACTTCTGGACCGTAGATAGTTTCATCGCTGCCCTTTTCTTTTGTGTAAGCAATTACCCCTTGACTGTCTGTGCCTTTCTTGCCAGTCTCTTTGTACTTGATAGCCTCAAAGCGACCACATTGGTTGAATGTAGCTATTAAGAATTTACTGGACCAACCTGGGTTGCTATATACGATATATAGATTTTGCATAACCATTAAAGGTGATGCATTCATACGTTGTGCCATTTCCAATGCAATAATCGCATTGCCATAATTTTCTTCGCCCTGGAATTGTTGAGGCACTAAAGATGAGGTACAAAACATTTTGGCCTGGCGTTGTAGTAATTCAAACCCCTCGGCACTTTGAAAGCCTGGTAATGATTGTTGTTTTATAGCAACTTCTTTTGACATAATTGACCTCCGTTAGATCATAGTTAATTCTTTAAAATCAGCGTCAACAACTAATTTGATTGTTTGGCTGTTACATTTAATAAAATCTGTTACGGCCTCAGCATTATCAATGAATACTGGTGCAGTAACGTTATAGAACTTAGTCAACGCATTAATAATGTCGAGCCCTACATTCATACGAGCTGCATTATTCATGCTACGGTATGGAACACCTTTATAAGTGGTTTCGCAACATTCCTCAACGTTGCCATTCACTAACACGTTAAACATTTTGAACCTTGCATATTCAAAGTGGCTGTTGATGTTATCCTCTAACATATCCACCTTAGCTTTGACGAATTCATCAATTAGGAATGATGTTTCATCAAGTAAATTCTTTTCGGATGCTAGTTTTTGTTGTTGGCTTTCAAGTTCAACCACACGTTTTTGAATGTCAGCATTTAACGTGTATTTATTGAGCTCAGTTTCTAACGCTGTACGCTTTTCTTTGACTGAGCTTATTTCTTTATCAAGCCTTGCCACTTCTTTGTCGTCAGCCTCTTCGCCTTCATCTAATTCGAGTAAGAATAATTCGGCTTTTAGTTCCTTATAGTCTGGATCATCTTCGACATTAGGTTCTAAATAACTTTCATATTCTTTAAACTTACTTTCATAAGCCTTTGTTTTATCATCAATTTCTTTAGTGAGTCCATCGGCTTTAACTAGCAACACTTCTCGCTGTTCTTCATAGTTGACTTTTAGCTTTTTTGCACTTTCAATTAGTGATTGCCATTCCTCCAACTTTGCAGCCTTTTCAGAATTGAACGCAGCCTCTAGCTCGGCTTGTTTATCTTCCGGCAAAGGTTGTCCACAGATGGGGCAAGCCTTTTTGTTAAATTCCTGAGCATTAAATGTATCGAACTCAGCCTGCAAGGTTTCAATTCGCTTACTTTCTCGTTCAATATCTTTTGCCAAATCATAAGCCCTGTCGGTGTATCTATCATGTTCGCTTTCGATTATTTTTAATTGCGTCAACAAAGCCTCATATTCGCCACGCTTACGTTGTTTTTCTGAGTTGTAGATAGATAACACCTCGGACTGTCTTGCTTTCAACTGGCGGCCAATTTCATCGATTTTTGAACGCTTTTCTGTGGAACTAAACCCATTAATAATAGTTGCCTTTTGGCTTTCCAATTCATTAATAGATTTATTTAATGTTTCAATGTCAGTTGTTAGCTTAGTTTGACTTGTAGTTATATCCGCTTTATTTCTTAATGCTTCATCAATACGAACTGGGATCATATCCAATTCTTTGTTAATGGCAGTTTTCTTTGCAGCAACAATCTTGCGTTGCTCATCAACAGTCCTGCCATTCAATAACTCGGCCAAGCGTGTAAGCTCAGAACGACTGTTGATAACTTCCTCGTCCTTAATATCTCCACTAATTTCTAGCAATAACTTACGGCGGTTTTGCCATGAGTACTGCTCATTGAAATATAGAGGGTTGGTAATTAACTTAAACACGTCTTCTGCAATAACATCATTGATATATTGCTTGTATTCCTTTTCTTTAACTGGTACTTCATTTATGAAGTAGTCTGTAGTATGTCCAGTTAGTTTTGTATCACCACCACGTGGACTGCTATATTTTTCACGATATACCCTTTTAAGAGTAAAGCTGTTGCCATCATCGTTTAGGAACTCTGCCTCGACTTCATGGTTAACTTTATGAATTGGCTCACCATTTTCAAGGGTTTTAATTTCAAAGTCGGCACGGTCTAGACTATCCTTGCCAAACAGTAGCCAACACAAACTATCGAATACTGTCGTCTTGCCTGTGGCATTATCACCATAGATAGTGGCGTTTATTCCTCCAAAGTCAAACTCGCTGTTTCTTATTCCTTTGAAATTTTGCAATTTCAATTTAAGTAATTTCATATTTGTATGTTCTCCTTAGCTAACTTGTGCCTGAACATCAATCGTGCGTGGTTCAATTTCTAATTGATTGGCCCATTTAAGCACTGTATTATTGATGGCCTTGTCCTTAGATACGCATTGATTGCCAAATAATTTGGCCTGTACCAGTTTTGTGAATTTGTCATCGCCTTTTGACAATTCAAGGCACGCAATAGGTTTCATGTTATCGTCGGTAACTACAACAATGGCTGCAGCACCTCGCATAACTTTATCTTTATAAGATCCTACGCAGTTTCGTAGCTCCTTACCTATCATCATTAAATCGGCGGCAGTCTTAGGAACCATAAAATGCATGCCATTTACATCAGCGTTGAGCTCAGGTAATTTAGGTAGGTTTACGTCCCCATATTCCTGTTTGTTATAGATATTGATAAGTTCTGCATGTAAGTCTTTTAATTTAAACTTGTTACCCCAAAACATTTCTCGATATTTAACAATTAGCTCGGAATACATTTTTACGCAGTCCTCAATATCTCGAAAGTCCTCGGATAATATCCAACGCAATGCAGCCGGCTCGCCATATCTATCAATCATTACTTGCCAAAATTCTTTTGAACCATTGATGTGCAACTTCATGGACTTTCTTATGTCCTTAGCACGTTGCACTTTACCGCTATAACGTTGTATATCACAATCAGGCACTCCATATCGATTTAGTGTCATAATAGTTCGTCTAATATTTTCGTCATTAAACAACTTTAGGACATCAGACATACAAACTGCCAAAGGGTTATTTGCCATGGCCCTGCGTAAAGATCTACTGTCAGGAGATTTGCTTACAACTCGCATGGCCTCTTGGAAGTTCATGCCCTGTTTGGTTAACTCAAACACATTATCGCCAATAGGAATGTTAATAACTCTGCTATATAAATGGCTATCATTCCAATACGATGCACAACGATGTATATAAGCTATGCTAGGCATATCTGGTGCAGCAATCTTTAGTGCCATATTTAATAGCATAGTAAAGAAATATCCGCCCTCCTCGTTAGCGGAGGGTGATATATACACATCGGCTGCACTATAACCATATGTAGCCAATAAGCGTTTTTGGAACGCTACTCGTAACACTCTGAATAAATCATTCAAAGGCTTTTTGTTTATGCTATGCATAGCATAAGACTTGCCGAAATACTGCAATATTTTCATGAAATAGTGTTCTCGAATATATCTAGTGTTTAGATCATACTTTTGGCGATTGTAGTCGGTATAAATGGCTTTCTTTTTCTTGAAGTCAAACCGCAGCACCTCTTTGCGTGTTCCCTCATCAATAGAGGTTCCGTCCAATCGCATTGTTATGGCTTTGTAGCTAATACGTAAATCAATGCAGTCTTTGAGCTCAACTACTTCTGCATATATGTTCAATGGGATAAGGTGATGTTCATCGCCTATATGTAATACCTTGTCTCTGTATGGCTCACTATGATAGCCACAATTTGGACAAGTGAAGTACTTTGCAGCAGTTGTGTAACCGTTGCTGTAGTTATACTTACGTTTCCATTTGCCACCGAATGTAAAATTACAGTCGGTATGATATATAGTTGTGTAAGCTGCATCGTAGCGACTTTCCAATATCACACTATCAAACATTCTAGGGATATATGTTCTCGCTAATACCTCCATGACATTCGCCCCTTTTAATCAAACATATCGAACATATCTTCCGGAGTTTCCTCTACGGCTGGTTGAGGTTCCTCTACTACCTTTTTAGGTTCCTCTTTTTTAGTTTTCTTTTTAGTTGGTTTTGGAGTTTCCTCTTTTGGCTCCTCAGCTTTATCTGCTTTCTTAGCCTCTTTTTCGACCAACTTAATGGCCTTTATAATGCTTTTAGATACAGAAATATTGGTCTCGCAAAAGTCGATTGCACGTTGATATTCAATAGTGTTAGTTGGATCTAACTCGATTGCCTTTTGTAACACCTCAATTTGAGGTGTTACGTTATCGACTACTTGTTTAAAGCTATTTACATTTGACATGTTCTCATTCTCCTATCTGCTTATTTACCCATTAATGTATTAAGTTCTTGCATAATTTCTGGTGTTAAATCACCGGAATTTGGCTTGCCATTAACTCCATGATTGCGGAATACATCGAGTGCAGCTTTCACACCCTCAGCACCTACATGTTTAAGCCAGTCTTTGAAATCATTCCAATATACTTGTGGGTCGACTTCTGCCGTTTCTACATCTAATTCGGTTTCGGATGGTTCCTCTATCTCTTCTGCTTTAACCTCTACAGGTTCGCCATCAAAGTTTGTAACAGGAACTTCTGCAACCTCCTCGGCTGGTTCCTCTTTTACCTCAACAGGTTCCGACTGAGGTTCATCAACTACTTTTAGTGCAGTTTCTTTTTTAGGTTCCTCTTTTACCTCTTGTTTAGGCTCCTCTATAACTTTCACCGCTAACTCCTCAATAGATTTAGGGTTCATAAGTTCGTTATATTCTGCGATTTTCTTCGCTAGATCTTTAGGGCCTTTAAATTCGATTGTGAAAGTATTCATTGTTAATTCTCCTTTACGTATGTTAAATAATTTTGTATATTAAAGTTGGTTAATTTAATTAAGGGCTGTTACTCAATCTTGAGTGGCGGCCTTTTTTCTTTGTTTAGCCCTCACTCTTAAATAAGATGTGTGGCAGTCTTTACATACGGCAACTACCTTGCCAATGGCTGTGTTATAAAGGCTATAGGTGATATGCGGTGTCAACTTATAACCGCAGTGATAGCAACGCTTTACCATTTTAAAAGTACCTCGCCTGTAACCCACCATGTGAGCATGCTCATTACTACGAATAGGAACACGGAACCAAATACAAAGCCCTCAACAATATCTGCGAATTGAGGTAATGCATTTGCTCGTCTCAATTCTCGTTTTTCTCGATAAGTCATGTTTATTCTTTACACCTCCATGAGTTGCAGCATACCTGCTGTAGTATTTCGTATGCTTGCTTTCAACTCTTTCAATTCCCTTTTTAGCTGTTCATTCTCAGCCACTAACTCGGCATATTTTATTGCCGTAAACTCTTTGTCATATTTAGCTAGTGCATGCACTCCCTCCTTACTAAATCTGACGCCTGGCACGTCTGATAATTGAATTAGTTTACCCTCGTCTCGGAGCTGATACACTGCGGATGTAGATATTTGAAAGAGTTCCGCAACCTCTTTCACGGTATAAACCAAACTCATAAGCCAAGCACCTTTTTGACCTCGTAACATCTATCTAAGTATGCTCTGACAACGTCTAAACTCCATTGCAGATCATCTGTTTGGTCAGGACATTTTTTAAAACGTTCTAAAATATCTTTTTCGGCACGCTCATGACGAAGTATGCTACGCTCGAATTCTTTTACTGTTTCACCCCATTTTGTGATTTGAATCAACCCATAATGTTCGAACATGTATTCAACATGTTCCATACTTGCGAAGTCCCAAAACTCTTTTGGTGTTTTTTTAGTTTTCATAATTAGTGCTCCTTGTTATATTCATCAATTAACTTTTGAAGTTCGTTATTAGGTGCATCCTCGAAGTCGCTACATAAAGTGTCTGCACAATTAGTTGCATAACCTCTCGCCCATTCGTTGTGAGTTTCATTGGAATTAGTAGATGTATAAGGCAAGGAGTTTTGCTCATACACTAGATTGAATTCAAGCTGCCACAATTCTTTGAATAGGTTTTCTCTTACTTCATTGTGTGTCATGTTCATTCTCCTTTGTTTACGTTCAGTAAACATTGATTATAAAAAAATATCTTGCATATTCAACTGACTATCAAGGTGGCGAAAGAAATCATATAATTTTGCCATTTCATCAGGCTTGAACTGTCTTTTGCCATTTTCCTTTTGATTATATGTAGACTTGTGTAAGCCTAACATATTAGCCATTTCTAATTGTGTATAACCATATTTTTGGCGAAGTTTAGAAAGTTCTTTCATATATCCACCTCCTTATGTTTACCTCCTGTAAACTTCTTATGAGCTTATTATAGTTCACAAAATGCATACCGTCAAATAAACTTTTTATAAAAGTTTGCATATTGCAAGTTTACATTTTGTTTACAATTTAATATGATAGCTATAGGAGGTATGCAATATGAAAACTTTAGGACAACGCATACAAGAATTGCGAAAAGATAACCAATGGACTGGTGAGGAGTTAGGCAAGAAATTAAATGTGGCGAAGTCTACAGTATCACTATGGGAGAGTGGTGCTCGTACACCTAGTACGGATATGCTAACAGATATTGCAAAGTTATTTAACGTATCTATTGACTATCTTTTAACTGGTACAGTACCTACGCAAGATGGTTATTATACAGATCCTGAAGTTGCAGCATTAGCGGAGGAGATTAAAAATGACCCTGAACTAAGGCTATTACTAAATGCAAAACGTAATTTATCCAAAGAGGAAATGCAAGCAATAATAAATATAACTAAATCGTTATTACAAAAAGACTAGGGAGAGTTATTTTGATTAATACAATATTTAGTGATAAGCTGCCTGCTGCTTGCGGTGGTTTTGTCAGAAAGAATGAGGACGATAGCTATACTATTGTTTTAAATGCTAATCATTCATACGACCAGCAACGAGCAACTTATAAACATGAATTATCGCATATCATTAATTGCGACCACGATAAGCAAGATCATATTAATTTTATAGAAAGCGTTCGCCACGCATAGAAAAAAGCACCCTTTTATGGGTGCTTAATTTATAACTATTATGACGAACATATGAACGGAGATACTATGCAATACAATATGACAATTCGTAGAAAAAATAAGGGTTATCAAGTTATTATATCTTTTAAAGATGGCAGAAAATGGCGTCAAAAGTCAAAACAAGGCTTTGACACAAAACGAGATGCCAAGATGTACGGACTTAAAATGGTAGATAAATTAAAAAGTACCATAATAACCATTGATAGTAGTAAAAGCGATATAACATTCTTACACTTTTATAATATATACATCAATGAAAAGGCCAATATAACAGAAAACACACGCAGAACATATAGCACCATTATAAATAGTTATTGCCAGTCGCTATTGAATAAAGCTATAAGCGATATAACTCATCAAGATATAATGCAATTACTAAATGAGCTGCCTAGATCATCTGCAACCAAAAACCTGTGCCTGGTACTTTTAAAATCAATATTTAATTATGCTATTAACCCTTATCGGATAATTAGCCATAGCCCTTGTGTAGCAATTAAACGTTTCAAGTCAAAGGCTAATAACTCACCGTCAACAATTAGCCAAAATGACATGAATTTACTCCTGTATGCCATTAAACGCAAGCACCCTTTATATTATCTCTTATGCAGCATAGCACGTTATACTGGGGCAAGATACGGTGAAATTTTAGCACTTACATGGGACGATATAGATTTAGTTAATAATACTATATCTATATCAAAACAATGGACATGGCTAGGCAATGCTGGGTATGGGTTTAGTCAGCCAAAAAGTCGCAATAGCATTCGTACTATTCCTATACCTGAGATATTAGTTGATGAGTTAATATGGCATATTGGCAAAGGCAACGAACGTTTATTCCCATTCAAGACTAATCGCAGTTCACCACTTAATAGAGTGATACAACGCTATTTACCGGATAAGTCGATACATTCTTTTCGCCATACCTATGCGACCACTCTACTTGCAAACGGTGTAGACATCCAAACTGTAGCCAGTTTATTAGGCGACAAACTCAATACGGTTATGACGACTTATATACATTACTCAGACGACATGAGAAAGCAAGCAACGAACCACATAGCAAGCATATTTGGATAGTATTTTTGCCGTATATATGACGAAAACAGCCTAAACCCTCTTATATAAAGGATATAGGCTGTTTTGTTTATAACTATATAATTATAAAGCATTTATAGTAGTACTTTCAAATAATTGTTTTTTTT